TAGAGTTGCTGCTAATGAAAACATAGGCGGCATTGGAAAGGCGATGGCAACAACGCTAGACTACGCATCTCCTATTGCTCGTTTTGGCGTTGGGAGTATAAAACAGGGTGCAAAACTTGCTCCAGCATTAGCTGTTTATGAAGCAATTAATAACGGCGGATTAAACGAACAAGCAATGAAGCGAGTTGGTGCTAATGCTTTAGTTTTTGGCGCATTTGCCAGAGTTGTTGGTGGCGGAAAACAAGACCTAACCAAAAGGCAATCAGGCGACTTCTATAATTATCGCAATAAACAACAAAAGCTAGGAGAAGATAAACTTGCAGCTTTTGATGCTATTCCAGACCAAGAAGTAAAACAATTCGTATCTACTTATGATGCAGCTTACCCAAACACTTGGGATTGGCAATTTACAAAAGAAGGTAATAGCTCTTTTAATCCATCATCCAAGACAATTACAGTAAATGTAAATGACAAGTTAGGATTTATTCGTGCATTAACTTCTCATGAAACGCTTCACTCATTGACGTTTAAGCACGGGATGGATGATTCTATTGTTTCGAGAATGCTTGGAGATGAGACAAGACCTGGTCTAGTAAGAGATATAAACGGCAATTTAGATAAAGACTTCAAACAGTTTTACAATGCTTACAATGAGCGTTTAGATGCTCAAGGATTACCAAAGATTGGCATTGAAGACGCGGCTGTTGAGTTCTTTACAGATAATGGAACGGCTTCATTGTTTGATGATGTCGTATCTGGAAAGATGACTAAAGCAGCAGTAAAAACTCCATTAAGAAGAAATATTGAGAATATTTTTGATACTGTTTTTGCAGCAACTCCAATTATAAAAGACCTTCACTATAAGCTAGGAGGAGCTACTGATGTTAATGGGAATTTAGTTATGGGATCGGGACTTCTTGCTGATGGCATGAAAGAATTGCCAGAAGTAAAAGCGATGATTCGCAAGATGTATCGTGAATCTGCTGGATTACCAAAGTCAGCTATTAAGCCTGATGCGATGCGCGATGCTCCATCATCGAATCCAAAACACTATAAAGCGGCTGAGATCATAGATAGAATAAATAAGAAAAATGTCAAAGATGGAAAGCCGCTTGTTGATGGAGTAATGATTCCTGATAAAAAAGGCAATGGCACTGGCTTGCTTTCCGATGAGCATTTTCAAGCACTTGAAGAAGCAGGTGTAATCAAAGAAGGAGGTGCGCAAGAGCTTATTCATATTCAATCTACGTTTGACGCTGATAAAGCTGCTCTACTTGATTATACACCAATCGAACAAGGCCGTTCAGTCCAAACCGCAGGTAAGACAGCTAACAAGGTTAAGCCTATTGACTTTATGGTCAAGAACGGAAGGCTTTACATGATTGGAATGGATATTGTTCAGCTTGGATTAAACATTAAAAGACTTGAAGGTAGAGCTTCCGCAATGGGAATGTCTCGCGCTGATGTGCTTACTGATATTGTAGAGACAGCAAAACTACATAAAAAAGGTCAGTCAACTGATGGGTATTTTAAAAGTGTTGGCGGCAAGAGTTGGCAAAAAAGAAAGAATTTGATCAATGCAATTCAAGGTCTTAATTCAAATGCACAACGTGGAATCAATCCTGTATTTGACAAGATGGGTATGAATACTCAAACTGGGACATATCGCACGTTTGCTTACGATCGTGTTGATGGATTTACAGACCTTACTGGGGATATGGTTATTCCGTATGGGAATAACGCTTACTACACATTGAAGGCAAATCTCATGCCACAAGCTCCACGTATCAACGTGAAGGGCGAGATCGTGAAGGATGCGCCAAACGTTCGCGTTTCTTCAATAGAAAATTTAGATACCGAGATTCCATTAGGTTTTAATCGAAAACCTGTTATTGACACCAGATTACAAAGTTTATCTGATGATGATTTTTGGATATATTCACGAGACATAAATTCCAAAGTCGATAAACTTGAAGGGTTATGGGATGATAACGAATCTCTTATAAATGACCGAGCTTTTCGCAAAAAACTCGCCACAAGCCAAGATGAATTTTCAGCTATGGAAAATGAAAATTTTCGTCGAAGCATAGAACATGCTCCATCTGAAGATATTGCTTACGAATTTAGGCAGTTAAAACCTTGGCTTGACGATGATAAAGTAAAGATGGCAATTTTAATAAATAACATTGGTCGAAGAGGACTTATGGAAGAAATGAGATCATTTCTTACTGAGTATGCAAAACGTTCGCCTGACCATGCTGAGATTCTTTCTAGTAAAATGGAAGATGCAGCTCGCGTAGTCCGTGAAATGGGTGATAATCAACGTGGATCTGTGGAAGGAAATCTGCCAACTAATAATATCTCGTATATGCCTCAAGGTGAAACTAAAGCCAAGCCAACAAGCTCGCCTTAAAAAAAATTTACAGGGGGGGGACTAAATAAAAACAATAGTGTTGCAAATGGTATTGCAATAGCATTAAGTAGCTCTTGGGGAAAACAAAATGAACGAAGAACAACTTCAGAAAATAAAAGATAACCACTACGATGACCGCCCAGATAAAAGCGAGTGGTTTCTTGAGGTAAGAGAACGTGCGAAGTTGTTGCCACGCAATAACATCGAGCATTACGCCCCACATAAGGCAGCGTTGGCATTGTTTCTATTATCTCAAGGAGCGAGACTTACTGAAATATGCAAGAAAACAGGCGCGAGTAGAGAGACTATTCGTATGCTTGAATGGAGGCATAACGACACACTTGAGACAAAGCGGAAGGAGTTTTCTATGCGTTACGCTATTGCCGCGCAGGAATACACTGACTTGCTGTTTGAGAAAGCCACACAGCTATTTGACGATCCAGACAGTCTTGCCAAGATTTCTCCTGAGAAGCTGGCAATTACTGTTGGTATCCTTACTGACAAGGCAGCGCAGCTTACAGGCATGGCAACAACAGTTGTGGAGCATCGCAAGGGAGCAAGCCTAGATGACGCTGCAAACCTCATTAACGAGGCAAGATCGCGTATTGCCAAAGGTAAGGTAATCGAAGCTGAGTTGCTATGATTTGGAGACCACATCAAATACTAACTCCTCCAACGGATGAAGAGTTAATCCAGATGACTCCTGAAGAGGTATTGTCTATCCATCGCATCTACCACGAAGCGATTGAGAATGCTGAGAAAGACCCGTATGAGTATGGCTTTCGTCTTCCCCACTGGACAAAAGCTGAAGAACAATTACACGAAGTTAATGAAATCCTAGCTTTGGGAGGCAACAGGTCAGGGAAAACTCAATGGGGTGCATTCTCCGTTGTCCGAGCCGCAGTTGATAATCCTAATTCTGAGATATTCTGCTTCGCTCAAACATCCGAGGTCTCGATTAGGCAGCAACAAAGCGCAGTATGGGCATGGTTGCCAGAATATCTGAAGACTAAGTTCACTAGCGCAAGTGCTTACATTTCCTACAAAAAGAAAACTGGCTTTACTGATTCGTCGCTAATCTTGCCAAACGGTTCACAGATCATCTTTAAGACGTATTCCCAGTATCAAAACAATCCGACAATCCTAGAAGGTGCTGAACTTGGATCGAGAAATCCTGTATGGCACAATGTTGGTGTGTGGCTGGACGAGTATCTTCTTGGCCCTGAACTGATAAACACCCTACGATTTCGTCTAGCTACTCGTAACTCTAAGATGCTTGTTACGTTTACGCCTATTGATGGGTGGACTGAAGTAATCAAAGAGTATCTTGATGGAGCAACAACTGTTGAAAGCCGTGAAGCTGAACTACTTAATAACGAACTTGTTCCGTATGTGCAGCGATCCAAGAAGCTAAATGCTTCAGTGCATTACTTCCACTCTCAGGACAACGCCTTTGGTGGATATGAGCGGATTAAAGAAACGCTAAAAGGCAGGACACGCGAGGAGATTCTAATCCGCGCATACGGTGTGCCAATGAAGTCACACGCTACTAAATTTCCTAAATTCAACAAGGTTGTGAACGTAGTCGATCCTGACAAGATTCCTAAAAACAACGTCACAAAGTATCATGTAATCGACCCTGCTGGATCGAAGAATTGGTTCATGTGCTGGATTGCAATGGATGAGACTGGAACAATGTGGGTATATCGTGAATGGCCTGGAGTTGACGTAGGTGACTGGGCTGAGTGGCGATCTGGAAAGTGGATGCCTGGAGAAGGTGCTAAAGGACAGGGGTTTGGTATCCGTGACTACGTTGAGCTTATCGAGGAACTTGAAGGTGATGAGGAAATCTTTGAACGGTTAATTGACCCTCGACTTGGTGCTGCAAAGTATCAGGTGCAAGATGGTTCATCCTCGATTATCGAAGACTTGAATGATGCCGGCATGGTCTGCATTCCTGCGCCTGGACTAGATATTGACGATGGATTGCAAGCATTGATTGGGAAAATGGCATGGGACACAAGTAAGCCACTAGATGCCGTTAATCGTCCCCATTTCTACATCAGTTCTGACTGCGAGAACATTATTCAAGGATTATCTGAATACACTGGAGAAGGTGGATTGAAGGAAGCATGGAAGGATGTGATTGACGTTTTGCGCTATGCTGCGATATCTGGAATAGATCATGTTGACAATTCTGTCAGTTTGGTTACAACTCAGGGCGGTGGAGGTTACTAATATGAATACGAAAAAAGAAGCAAAGAAACGAGGAAGACCAGCAAAGGTTGTAGAAGAGATTATTGTAGAACTACCAGAAGCCCCATTACGAGCAATGATTGTAGGAATTTGCAATAATCCGACATGGCTAAAGGCTCGCATTGATGGATTTAGCGTTAATGTTAAATGTCCAGCACAGATATCAAAACGCTTGCTAGGAAAGGAAGTTGATGTTATGCTCGTCAATTCCGACCTTGAGGACTACTATCAATACATACCATGAATGACGTTCAGCAATTAGAAGAT